TGACAAACCCGAATCAGTTGACAAACCCGAATCAGTTGACAAACCCGAATCAGTTGACAAACCGAAAAAAACTGAACCTAAAAAAGAACCAGTTGAAGAGCCGAAGAAAGGAAGGCCGAAAAAAAATAAACCAAAAGTAGAAGAACCTAAAAAAAATAAACCAAAAAAAGAAGAAACTGAAGTAAATATAGATCAAAAATTTTCATCGGGTGAATTAGAGGGAAAAAATAAATTTCAGTTAAGAGATATTATAGAATCATTAGGTAAAAGGAAATCAAATTCATATACATTCCGGATAGAAGAATCTGAATTAAGAGAAAAATATAATGAAGAAGATATTCCATTAGAAGAAATGAAAAAAAAAGAATTAATAGATATTGCCCTTGTTTGTAAAGGATCAAAAAATAAATCTAAATTACCCACTAAAAAGAAAATCGAATCAATGGATATAGATGATTTAGAATCTTTAGTTGATGATATAATACAAAGGGAACCGAGCGATTATGAATATACTGTTAGTGGATGGGCAAAACCTAGATTAATAGATTTTATAATGAAATGTCAAGGTATTCCAAAACCACGGAAACGTGGATCTAATTTATTTGTCGGGGGTGGATGGGCATTATAAATATTATTACCTTTACTTATATATGAATATATTTTATAATTCTTTATCTTGTTATTTTTTATTTTATCTTTTTTTAATGATTTAAAATCATAAATACATATTGAATCATCGTGAAATTTATCCATTTAATATAATTAATATTTATTATTTTAAATCAAAATGTTTTCTGTAATTTCGAAAACAAATATGTAAATTTATCATATGTTAATTCATGAAAAATCTCACCAAAATTATAATATTCTTCTCTTAATAATACCTTTTTAGGATCTTGATGATCCCACTCAATTAATCCACAATAATAATCTAGAAATTCACTTTTAGTATAATATTTATAATCATAAGGATCTTGTCTATATTCTTCATTAAATAGTTCATCTTTTACACATTCATCTATTACAGATTCATCATTAGATAGTTCATCTTTTACATATTCTTCTTTTATAGATTCTTTGTTAAATAGTTCATCATTTATATATTCATTTTTTACTTGAGTATTTTCACTATCATTAAAATCATCTTTATTAACTGAATTTAAATCATTATTAACTATATTAAAATCATCGATAATATCAATATCAAACTTATTTTCCCATCCACAAAAATCATCATTATTTAAAATATCATATGGGTATTCATTATCTGGACAGATTTCATTATTTATCAAATTAATATGAAAATTAATTTCATTTAAATTTTTAATAGATACCCATCGCTTTGTCATATGAATATCAATATTTACAAGGATAGGTGTACTATTTAATCTAGATAAATAATTATCATTATTATATTGAATTACATGATTTAATATATTATTATCATTTTCTTTAGTAATCTTATAAATATAAGTATAATCCTTATGAATATAATAATAAATATCACTAATATTTTCTAACTTTAGTGTCATAACAGATAAATCATGATTACATTTTTCCCAATTTAGTTTATGATAATGATTTTCTAAAATATATAATTCTAGATTATTATTTAATCCATTTTGTGTTCTATAAATATTATTTTCAGTAAAAATAATATCATTAACTGAAAAATCATTTAGTGTATTAGTCATAATCATATAATATATAGATTATCAATTAATCTTTAAATTAAGTATTATTTCATCTTAATCACCTCCAAATAAATCAAAAAAATCATCTAATAGTCCACCTTCATATGTTTGTGCTGAACATGGGTTTTCTGATCCAGATTCTAAATCTCCTTTTGGATATGTGCAATATTTTGCAGAAGGCAATGCATCTCCTAAATTTCTACCCCCTAAATCGTCTATTATTCCACCTGAACATGGTCTTCCTCTTTTTTCATATTGATCTGATAATTTATTATATGTATCTGTATTGTCTGAATTTTGTTGTTGTGTCATCCATAGATAATTTGTTGTATTTATATCATATTCATAATATTTACACATAGGGTGTTCGGGTGTTTCTTTGTAAGAGTTATCGGTTGAAGACACAACACCACATGTACATGCATCTTCTTGTTGAGTTTCTAATATACCTTGTTCTATCGCTTCATCTCTTGTTTCACAACAGAGTGAATTACCCCAAGTTTCATCACCACCATCGGGTTTCATGACAGATGAAGCAGCAACACCACCTGGGAACTCCGTTTTATTAATTAATTCCCCCCTACAAACATATTCTTCACAATTTTGTGGTCCAACTAAAGTACCACATCTTTCTTCAATATTTGTATTATTACCAGGATTATCTGAAGTTCCACCTGATAACCCTTCTGGGCATGGATTACATCCACTAATATATGGTGCACCACCTTCTGCATCACACACCCTGATAGTAGGTGTACCATAATAATTTCTTCCACATAATAAATTATTTACACGATGATTATCAATTGATGAATCTTCTGTTGTTGGGAAAGTTGCCCATGATACATTTGCACCATCATCTACCTCCGCTGGAGTAGTAATATGATAACCATCTGGAAGAGTAAATGATGTATTCAGGATTGATGCACAGTTTCCACCTTGAGGTGGATCACCACATCTTACTGCCTGTATCCCTGTTCCCGAAACTTGTACAATAGATGTACTACCGTCGGGACATGCTGTACATCCATCTAGTGTATAATCATCACCACCACCTGGTGGACAAGTAGCAGTTGGGACTTCTCCATAGTATCCTCTGGCACATTGAGGACCGCTTTGTCCGTCTACTCCTACAACCGGATCACCAGTTAGGACAGGTGGGGTGATCAGAGAGATATCATAACCATCCGGATTTCCAGCCACATTACATCCTGTACCTGTAGAGGTCGGTGCGGCAACTCCAGTGGTAGATGATCCAGGATTTGAAACCCATTTACTTTCAGATGCATCCCATTGTACTTCACATATATTATTTATAACATTCATAGTTTCTGTGTTTGCTATAATACTATCATTTTCGCTAGCAGGTATACAATCAAAATAACCATGTATATTATTCTGATTAATTACAATATCAGGATTCCCTTGAATGTTATGTGAACTTAAGGTTTCGTGAGTATCCATCTCCGCCCCTGAATGGTGCCAATAAATATATCCAGATAAAGAATTTTCCAAGGTATTCACGCCGCTTTCGCTGCGCATGTTATTAACTTCACAAGTCATAATCTGTTCTCCATTGGTGCCCACTGGGACTATTACAGGACAACCATGATTTATTTCGGCTACACCTGTATTACCAAGACCAAGTGGGCAACTATCATACGCGCCGCACATGGTTTCCATTGTATTATTAATATATGATACAAGTGCATCTTCGGAGCGGAGTGGGTATGTGCTAAGAGGAGAGTCTCTTGGACCTAATTGATCAGTATTTATATTAAATGAACATCCAGTATGACTTGCTGTGAAAACACAGGAACCGGAGTCTACAGCGCAGGCGTCACCGGTGCTGTTCACCTCGCAATCGTTTCCATCACCATCCCGGCCATCCCCACATGTCACCGCTTCTTCCCCCACAGAGTGACATGTCCCTGTATGAAATAGTCTTGTATTGCCATCTATCCCTGTATATCGGCCGTATCCGTCTGGAGAGTTCCCGTCGTCCGCGGTATCACTACTTATAGTTAGTAATCCTTCTACTTTTGTATACATACAAAATCCTAGTAAACCTGTAATTAATAACATTATATTTCTTGTAGACTGTTTCTTTTGAGTTACAGAAATATATACTAATCCAACTATTAATATTAATTTTATAATATCTTTATTCATTATAATACTAATACATAAAAAATAATAATGATAAAATTTAATAATTACTTAATTTTATTGAGAGATGTTTGAATACGTTTTTCATTCATATTACATTCATATACTAAATATTTATAGAGATTTTCTGAATCATATTTAGACTTATGAATTGGTAAATTATTAATATCGATTTTATCTTTAAAAATTTTAAATAAATTCCTAGATGAGATATATTTTTTTAGAAATTCATCACTACCTGTAATATTACATTTTTCTAAATAAGACTCAATAGATTTATATTCTTGTATATTTTTGATTGCTCTTGCTGGTCCAACTTTAGGAATAGTTGGACAATAATCACAACCACATAAAATACACATATCAATAAATTCATCATGATTCATTTTAAAATCATCTATAATTTTTTGGAAATTAAATGTTGTAATAATATCGGGTCTTTTAATAGATTTATCTTTACAAGTTGTTATAAGTGTAGGACATCCATATGCTAATGTATCCATATCTTCTGTTACAACAGCATCTACATATCCAATTCTACATAATTCAGAAGCGTATGCTTCAGCTTCTCCCTCTACTAAATCGATATAAGATACTCCCATAAGATTAAATAAATTTTTTAAATCATTAATATATTCTTTTTTAATACGAATAGAGCCTTTTTCTATATTCATTTTTTCAGTTTGATCTTGTGTATTATTCATTTTTTCTTTGCATTTTTGTGCCTTTTTATTTCTTTCATGAATACATTCACTTTTCTCAATAGGTGGTTTACCATCAAATATATAAATAGGAGTAATGCCTAATGATAAATAAGTATTTGTTTTATAATATAAACCCTGAATATGACTTATAATTTTACCATTATTATTTTTAAGATAATCTCCTTTATATCTAACATTAATTAAACTTTTGTAAAGGAAAATACTAGTATCAATGGCTATACGTTTATCTTTAAACTTATGTAATCCAACATGCTCAATAGAGTTTGGTGAATTTTTTTTGATAAGTTGTGTAAGACTTTTAATTCCCATGATTAGGATAATTATTTTAGTTTATATATTTTTAAATCCATTATCAAATTTTTTATTTTTTTATATAAAGTATAATTATAAATGGGTACTGAAAGATACAGACAACAAGTTGAGAAAGAAATAAGCGATTTAAAAGAAAAATTATCAAAAAAAGATGCTGAATTGGATAGAACTAAAAATAAATTAAGAATGTATGTTGTAAGAGAAAGTGAAACAAATAGTAAATATGAAAAATTATTAAAAGAACATAAAAAATGTCAAGAATATATGAAAAAACATAATTTAGGAGAAATGTCTAATCCTTTATATAGAGGATCTACTATGAGAGCATCAAAAAATAAAAAGCGTAGAAAATCCAGTAAGCGTAGGAAAAGGTCTAAAAAGAGATAAGTTTAAAAAAAATAGTAATTAACTATACCTACATTAACTATGTCTTTTGAGGTAATAACAAATAAAATTTTAGATTCGATTAAAAGTGAATTAAAAAAAGATGAACATATAAATGTTATTAATAATGATATTATAAAACCAATTGTTGATAAAGTATTAGAACAATTATATCCATATTTTATTGGTTCAGCATTTATTATTGCATTTATTGTAGTATCAATTTTTATTATTTTATGTTTAAATCTTAAAATTTGTTATTTTTAATTTTATACTTAAAATTTAAGATGGATATTATAATAAATAATGGAACAACGAATTGTTGAATGGGTTCATTATGATAATAAAATGAAAGAATATAATGATAAATTAAAAACATTAAGAGAAAAAAAAGAAAAATTAAATGGAGAAATTTTAAGTGAATTAGATGTTGTAAATAAAGAAAAGAATGAATTACCAATTTTTAATATACATTCATTAAAAACTAGTATATCTCCACAGATAACAAATACGTATGAAAGTTATACAACTAAATTTTATAAAGAATGTTTTACTGAATTCCTTGGTTCAGAAGATAAGGCCGATGAATTATTAAAATTTATGAAAAAGAAAAGGAAGATAGAGAAAAGGTATTCATTAAAAAGAGATACATTAATGGAATTATAAAATATATAATTATATTAGAATGAAAGATTATATAATTAGAAAAATAAAAAGTAAAAGAAATGATAAATATTCTTATCAATATTTAGACAAACGATCAAATAAAATAGATAATTCGGTAGCAAAAAAAGTATTAGAAGGATTATATATTCCACCTGCATATAAAGATGTTAAAATTAATTTAAATAATAAAGAAAAGGTATTAGCGATTGGTTATGATGAAAAGGATAGGCCTCAGTATATTTATAATAAGACATTCACAAAAAAGAGAGATAAAAAGAAATTTATGAAAATGATAGATTTTGGTGAATCATATAAGAAAATTATGAATCAGGTAAAAAGAGATATTCACACAGAAGGTGATAATAAAAATAAACAAATAGCTATGGCAATATTATTAGTTGTTGAGTGTGGTATTCGCGTTGGTTCAGAAAAATATAGAGATGAAAATAATTCTTATGGAGCGACTACTCTTGAGCCAAGACATTTTAAAATAAAGGGTGAAATTGTTGAGGTTGATTTTATAGGGAAAAAAGGTGTAAGAAATACAGGTAAAATAAGAAGTAAAAGATTAAGTAAAAATTTAAGAATAAAAAAAAGAACATTTAGACCTAATGAATCTATATTTGCATATCGTACAGGTAATAATTGGTATTCATTAAAAAATATAGATGTAAATAAATATTTAAAAAAGTTTGGTAATTTTAGTAGTAAAAATTTTAGAACATGGGTAGCAAATTTAAGTTTTATTACTGAATTATTAAATTCAGATAAAGATTTATCCGAATCTCAAAAAAAGACAAATATAAATAAATGTGTAGAAAAGGTAGCAGAAAAATTAAATAATACTAAATTGGTATGTAAAAAAAATTATATTGATCCATATTTAATTGAGGTATATCTAAATGATACAAAACGGTTTTTTGGTACTTTTAAAAATACAGTATCAAAAGAAGATATTAGTGAAAAATATATAGAATTATTAAAAACGAAATAATATTAATTTAATGCAATTTTATATTTACCGGTCTTTACATTTCGTGTTCTTTTGCCAACTATATTTTCTGGATTTTTATCAGTATTAAATTCATATACATGTTGAGGATTTTCATTTTCATAAACTAAATATTTAACATTCTTATATTTAACAGTTAAGATTTTACCTGGTTCAGGATTAGAAATATTTTCTTCTAGATTATCATTTACATGAATTGGTTCTGGCTCTGGTTCTGGTTCAGTATTGGAAATATTTTCTTCTAGATTATCATTTTCATGAATTGATCCATGGGGGGATGGTTCGGGTTCTCTAAATTCTATTTCTTCTACTTCTAATTTCACATTAGTATCAATATTATTTAAAATAGTATCGATTTTCTTATCGGTATTTAATTTTTCTCTTAATCCTTTAATAATATTATTTAATCTCTCAATTTCCATATCTTTTTTATGAATTTCATTTGCTTGAATAATAGTAGTTTTAAATTTATTTTCTTCTTGTGTTTCTTCTTTTTCTAATTCTAGTTTTGATTGTAATTCATTAATCATGTTACTATATTCATGATTAGTTTTTTCTAATGATTGTATCTTATTATCTTTTTCAGTTGATGTAGTTTCTAATGATCTTATAGTATCTATCATATTTCTCATTTCTAGATTATTTTCACAATTAGATTGTATTTTTGTTTCATTCATTCGATTATATTCATTAAAAATATCATTTAAAAGATTCTGAACTTGATTTTTCTTTTCACAAATATCCATTTATTTAAAATACCAATCACAACTTTAAATATATTTTATTTTATATATTTATATAGATGGATCAATATGGTGGTATAGATTTAAGGGGTGGTGCAAGGGCTAAAGCAAAAAAAAAAATGTATAAAGAAAAACATTGTTCTCCCGGAGAAACAGATGTAAATAATTCATGTTTAGATAGTGATTTAATATTAAAAATAGCGACTATATTAAATGAATCTAATAGTGATAAATATTCACAAATAGATACTTCACAGAATCCAGAAAATATTCACGGGGATGTATGTATAAAAATAAGTGAAATATCAAATTGCTCATCAGAGGAGTGTTGGTTAAAAATAAAAAATTTAATGGAAAAATTAGGTTCGAATAGACCAAAATTTAGTAAAATGTTTAAACCAAAAATGCCAAAGACATGGTTAAAAGATTATAATGAATGGTTGGGTACAGATGATATTGAGAAATGCTTAAATCAACATGTAGATGCAGATAAAAATTTTTATTTTTATGGTGCTGTTCCTATGGATTTTAATAAATGTTCTGTGAGTAATTTATGTTCATTTGATTTAAATAAACATTTAACTGATAATAAAAATAAAATTGGAATTGTATTTAATACTGATCCAAGTACAAAAGGTGGTAAACATTGGATATCTATGTATATAGATCTTGGTGGATATAATTTAAATGAACCATCTATTTATTATTTTGATTCTTATGGAAAAAAACCATCAAAACATGTTCAAAGATTAATAAATAAAATAAAAAAACAAGGGGAAAAAAATAATATGAATATTTTATATTTTTTTAATGATCATCCTTATCAAAAATATGATTCTCAATGTGGAATGTATTCTATACATTTTATAAAAAAAATGTTAGAGGGTTTATCATTTGATGAATATTTAAATAGTAAACTAACTGATAGACAAATGTCTCAATTAAGAAGTGAATATTTTATTAAATAAATAAAATATATTAACTAATTATAGAATGTTTAATTACATATTTAATACATCAAGTGGATATAATACAGGTTTATTATTTATTGTATTTTTTTTGATAGTTGTTTTATTATCAATGGTTTATTATACAACTAAAGATAAAAATAAATTAAGAGATGAAATAAATGATTTAAATAAAAATATAAAAGAATTAAAAGAAGAAAATGAAAATCAATTAGATGAACTTAATAGTGAAATGCTTACAAGCGATGATATAAAACCAACCGAATGCCCAGATTGTAATTGCCCCGAAAATAAAGAATGCCCTAAATGTCCTGTAAATACTTGCCCCACAGTTGATGATATAATTTCGGGTATATTCCCAGGAAGAAATACTGGTGTAACTAATTCCGGTAGATATTTTGATGTACAGGGTAATGAAAGTTATGAATTATTTCCCGATTATGATTTTTATCAACCCTCTGATGCATTCCCAAGCGATTCTATTTTAAATGCACCCGAAAATATTTTAACTGGTACAATGAATGTACCTGGTAATCAAATAGATAATACTTATAATAATAATATGTTATTAACTCAAAACGATAATGAGATTGATTCGCGAATGACAAGAGGGGGTCCCGGTGAAAATACAGGACCAACTAGTTTTGGTCAAGGAACTGAAAGATATGCGGGTGATATAGCTTCAGATACAAATATAGCAGATAGACTAGTTGAAGCAGCTAGGACATCAGCAAGGAGAGAAGGTGAACCTTTTAATGAACAAGAATTTCGGGAAAACTTAAATTATATAGAAACAAATTTAGATGAACAAGGTAATCCTATAATAGGAGAAGGAGCTACAACCCCTTATACTCGGGAACAACGAAGTGATATAAGAAGAGACGAATTAAGTGATCAAATTGGCGGTTAAAAATTATATTTAAAACTATGTTTAAATTATAAATAAATTAACTATTTTAATTTAACTATGTCTTTATATGACATGTATTTTTCTAAAAAAAATAAAAATTTCATGTTTGAAACATTATCTAAAGTAATCTTTCAGGAAACTAACACTCAAATCATTAATGATGATAAATATATCAATATTTATAGATTAAATTATCCTACTATATTTGAACAAATTGATACGGATGAATTATCATTTTTAAATAAAGAAGTCATAAATATAATAGGAGAATTAATAATAAATGATATAAAAAATAACATTAATAAACCACTAATTAATAATATTAATATACCAATTAATGATACTAATATAAATATTAATGATATACCTATAATACCAATATCACAAAAAATATTATTATATTCTAGTCAAAGGAATATTAATTCTAAAAATAGATATGATTTTAATTTAAATGTAAATTTTAATATATTTACACCAAAATATATTACATTACCCAAAGAAGAAAATTTAATATTTAGTAATCCTAATATTAATATTTTATTTAATAATACTGATAACTTATTATTTACATTAAAAGAAACACAAAAGTTTGGCAATCTAGAATATTATATTTATGAAACATTTACAGATACTAAAATTAAATGCTCTAATATATTAGATATTAAAATTAAAAATTATTTAATGAATTCACCTATAGTTAATTATGATATATTTTATATTCATAATATTAAAAAAATAAAACTTAAAAATAAAGAATATTTATGTTTAGATATTAAAAATCATGATATTCAAATTGATGATGAATTAGGTTTATTTTTTAATGATAAAATTAATATTATAACAACATTATTTGTTAAAAAAATAGCACAGAATTATCTATTAACAAATTTATCTGAAATAGATCTTAATAAAAATTATTCATGTATACAAATGAATAAAAATATTACTCTAAATATTGAAAAATAATTTTCTATGTATATTATATAAATATAATGCCAAAAAAAAGAACGGGTGATGATGCGGTCAAAAAACACAGTGAAAAATACTGGGAAATGAGCAGGGGGGACGCGGAGAGAAACAAATCTGGTACTGGTACAGGAGAGTCCGGTAATGGTACAGGGGAGTCCGGTACTGGTGCAAAAGATCCTTTTGTTAAATTCTTAGGTGGAGGTAAAAAAAAGAGAAACAAATCTAAACGTAGAAAACATTCTAAACGTACAAAATATTCTAAAAAGAGAAAACACACTAAAAAGAGAAAATCTAAGCGCAGATCTAAGCGCAGATAATTTATGAACTTGGATCTTCTATTGGACTAATAGGATCATCACTATCATCAACCCATATTAAACCTTTTTGTTGAGTGCTCATTATATACCACCAAAAACATGTTATACAATGAGTATATAAAATATCAGTATTATCATGATATAATTTATTTTTATTTTTAATTGGATTAATTCCAGAACCTTTACAAATGTGACACTTAATCCACATCTTTATCTATATTTCTTCTTTTTTCTTTTAGTAGATTTTACTATGTTTTTCCTACTCTATATAGTATTCTTTTATAATATTTTTTAATTTTTGATATATAAATCCCCTTTATAGATTACTCTTGGTTTAATATTGTCAATTTTATAATTTTCTTTTTCATAGAAAGTATAAGGATATATTCTTTGTATACAATATTCAGGTAAAATACTATCTAAACCCATGTAATAAAATGTATCATTTACATTATATTTTAATTTATATCCAAGTAAAGAATCTTTATTTATTATTTCTTTAAGAGGTGGAAATTTATCAATAGTGATATATTCATCAATAATAGTATCATTAATTTTGTAGATTTCTTGATAAACTGAAAATTCTTTTCCTAATTTATTATTATAAGAATGATCTTTATCGGCATAATTTAATATCATCATGGTATCAACATATAAATCACATAATCTTTTACCATTTTCGCGAATATATCTTATATCAATATTATCATCATTTTGCTGTGATTTATATTCATAATAAATAAATACATTATTACCTTCATCATTAGATGCTGAAATAACATATATATTAGGTTTTAAATGATATAAATATTTAGCTTTTAACTGAATAACATCAATATTTTCTAATACTTTTGCTGATATACCTGGGAAATAAGCGATTTCTCCAGTAAGTTTATCAGAGAATCGTATACATTTATCATTGAGTTCGGGATCATCTCTGGTATGTTGTATACAATCTAATGAAGATTCTTTAATGATAGAATTAATTTCTAATGAAACTCTATATTTTCTTTCCATAATCTCAAATAAATGAATATCTGCACTTTCTCCATTAGTATCGGTATTAATTTTAATAATATTATCAATCATTTCTTTTGTTTCTCTATTATCAGGTTTAGATAGTTCTGTTTTGATAGATTCATCGGGGAATGTTGGTAATATCCATGTTTGATTGATATCATTTTTTAATGATTTGTATACATCTTCTAATGAAATACCTTTAGGTAACATAGTTAAATATAAATATTGTTCTACATTTCTGTCTTCTTTTGGTAAGTCAAGGTGAGATCTCATGCGAATAGCTCTTCCTAATACTTGATCGATGCGAACATAATTCCAAAATGGTTCTAAAATATGAACTTGTCTTACACAAGTTAATGAAATACCTTCGGCGCCTGCACTAGATATAATCATTATTTGTATATTTTCTCCCCTTTTGTTATCAATATGATTAAAATGATCTTTACTAATTTGTCTTTCTTCTTGTGATTCTGATCCAGTAATAAAAGTATATCTTTTACCTTTATCTTTTTGTGGGTTTTTAGTATTAAATTTTTCATATCCATTACTTTTTAAAACTAATTCAAATGCTTCTGAACCACCATCTGATCTGAAATCACTATAAAATAATATTTTACCAGTTGGTATTTTTCCTCCATCTGTATCTTTCATAAATTTATTAATATTATTCATAATTTCATACATTTTTGGTGATAAATTTTTTAAATCTTTGTCTATTTTAAGACTTTGATTATCCATAATAGATTGATAAGATTTAGCTTTTAGATCTTCTATTTCTTCGGTATTTGTTTCAGTTTTTTTAGTTGTTCTAAAGTCATCATTATGATAAACCATATTACAAGTTTGTCTTGTTCTCATATGATAATGGAATGGTGAATCTTCATCATAATTTCTCATTCTAGCTAAAGCATCTATAGATTTTTCTTTAGACCACATTTCAGTATATTTTTCAAATTGAGTTTGACTCATCATGCATGGGACTACATTTAAATTTTGAACTATTTTATAATTTTTAAATTCTTCTATATGAATATCAGGTTGTATAGTAGATGGGATATCAACTATACTAGTTCTATCAATAGGATAATATGATGTCAATCCCATTAACATTCTTTTTATTAATATTCTTTTCATATCAGGTACTTCATTTCTCCCTTCAAAAAAGTAATTCATAAAATTTTCATTGTTTGTCATATCAACTAAAACATCATCAACTAAAATATCAAATAATTTTTGTCTTTTATTAAATGGAATATTTAAATCTTTATCATAGGTATATTGTTTACCTTTTAATATTCCGGATTTATTACCAGGTGATAATTCATCAAAAGTTTGTTTAGAAGGTGTTATATCTTCATCTTTGAATATTTTATGTAAACCAGAATAAATTTGTGATATAAATTCATCAAATGTTTTTAATCCTTCTTTACGATGTTGTACTGTAAAAATAATTTTATTTTCATCATCGGGATTCATTATAGACTCAAACCCTGTTCTTTCTTGAATAAATGATATTATACATTTACCTTTTTGTTTCTCAACATAGAATAATTCTATTAATGATTTTTTCTTATAAAAAATATCATTTAATTTTTTAGTGATTACATCTGTATCTATATTTGTTATAATTGTAAATGAATAAATTTTTATTAATCCCTTTAACATATTATATAATACAGCGATTTCTGCCGGTTTATTAATTATAGGAGTTCCAGATAAAAAAACTAATTTAATATTTTCTGCATTTAATATCCAATTATAAAATACTTTAGAAGGTTTTGATGCTGGATTTAATATTTCTCTTACAAAATTATGAACTTCATCTATAATAACACATTCACCATAAAATGGAGAATCAACATTAAATGTTTTACGATTAAATTTTAATCTAGTTTCTAAATCTTTAACAATACGTTTATTATTTGTATTAATTGTTTTTTGTTCATCTTCATTTAATAAATATAAATCTTCATCAATTTCTTCATCATTTTTAAATTCATCAATCATTGATGATTTTACTTTAGGAAATGGATTATAATGAATAAAATTATATTTTGTTCTTATTAAATAATTAATTTCTTGATTAATAAATTCTTTTTCATGTTCTTTAAATTCTTCATAACTTTTGCCATCTTTTTTAGGAATAAAAAATCCTCTTATATTTTTTCCATCTTTAATTACATTTTTATCAAAATTATTTTTTCGTAATTCAGTAACTGTAGAATTTTGTATTTTACGAAGAACTTTGCCATCTAATTTATATTTATCTTTAAAGTCCTCATCTACTTCAGATAATTTAATGAATTCCCAATTATTATTTTTATTTAATTCATCTTTACCCCATCCCATTTTACCTGTTACTGGATCGCCCATTATTTCAGTAATAAAATTAGATTCTAATGATGCTGGTAATAAGGTATTAATTCTCATTTGACCTGATAATCCTTCTGCTAATGAAATTGCTGTAGCAGTTTTTCCTGTACCTAATCCATGATAAACTAATAATCCTCTATAAGGAGTATCTATAGATAGATATTTTTGAACTAATAATTGATATATTTTCAGTGATGAATCTGGTTTAAGATTTTTTAATCTTTCATAAAAATCTTCATTAACCCATTTTATATATGCTTTTCTATGTTGTGAAATAGTTTTATTATCAAAATCACTTTCTTGTAATAGTTCAGAACTTGGATCTTCTGGTTCTTCTTCACTAGATTGTTGTTCTTCTTCACTAGATTGTTGTTCTTCTTCACTAGATTGTTGTTCTTCTTTAGAATATTCTGTTCCTATAAAATTTTCTGGATCTAATGTTCCATCTTTAATCATTTCATCAAATTGTGGTTCATCTCCCATTTTATATATATATTCATTTAAAATTATTCAGATAAAACACAAAATTTCATTAATGCTTTTTTAGATGCTTCCTGTTCAGATTTTTTCTTACTTATACCATAACCACATTCTATATATTCATCTCCTTTATAAAGTTTACAACAATATTTATTATCATCAGTATTTTTCAGTGTCTTATATGTTGGATAAATTTTATAATTATGTTGGAAATATCTTAATATTTGATCTTTATAATTATTATCTTTTAATATAATATCTGTAAAATCTATATGTTTTTCAATAACATTAATAATAAATTTCTCAACTAGTTTAAAATCATTAGTATCAGTATATAATGCACCTACAAATGCTTCAAAAATATCTTCTAAAATATTAAGATTATTTCTACCATCACAATTATCTTCTATGTGTTTTGATATGATCATGTATTTATTTACATTTAATTTATTTGATAAATTAGCTAATTGTTCGCCACAAACAAATCTAACTTTTAATTTCGTTAAAAATCCTTCATCTTTATTGTGTTTAATAAAATATCTTTGATATAAATAATGAGATATAATATTACCTAAAAATGAATCACCTATAAATTCTAATGTTTCATATGAAACATTAAATAATTCTAAACAATTATCGGGTTTTTGATATTCTTCATAATCTTTCATTTTACAATATGATTTATGAATAAATGCTCTTTGATAGAGATCTAAATTAATTAAATTAAAATTATCAATATTAAGTGATTTCATAATATTGATAATATCATCTTTCGAAATTAAGATATTATTAAAATTATAAGGATTTGCCTTAAATTTAGTTTCGTTTTCCATTTATAAATATATATTTATAATGTAATTTTAAATATATTAATCAAATTTTAAGCACCAGGACAATTCTCTCCAACTTCTAAAGGTCTTCGGGGTAGGTCGGGACCTATAGTAGTATTCATCCAGGGACTTACATTAACCTGAGGATTCGGTGGATCAGATCTTAGTTGTCTATTTGCATTTCTTAAACTCTGACCAACAGTGTTAACGCCAACATGATAAGTAGAATCTAACATATTAACTCCTTGTAAAATTCCTTCACCGACAGGTTTAGCAATATTAAATTCTTTAATTGCATTACTTTCATCGGTTGGTAATAAATCTTCAGGTGTTAATTTCTGTTGTGGATAGCAAGAAGATGGAGTTCTACCTAAACCGGTCACAGCTTGCTGAGCTTCATTTCCAAACTCTTCCGCGGCTGCAACAGTTCCATTTGTTGTCATATCACCTAACTCAAATCCTTCAAAACCTAACATATTTAAAACTTTCGTTAAATAACCAGTACATTGTAAAACAATTAATAATAATAAAAATAAACATACATTTTGATTGTTTTCACACCAATTCATTAAATCAAATCCCATTTTTATATATATAGAAATAAAAAAAAATTTAAGAGAAATTACTAATTAATTAAATTCACTGATCTTTTTTTCTATTTCAGATATCTGATTATTTAATTCATCCTTTTGTGATTTATATTTATTTAATTCATCAATTAATTTTTGTCTTTCATTATCTTTTTCTTTTAAACTATTT